GGTCATGGCGGGCTCCTTTCTGCGTCACCAATAGTGTATACCACTCTACATAAATTGTGTAGGGCTGGATGAAAAACTAGTCCCGATCCCGCCACGCCACGTAGATGCGCAGCGAGTCGGCATCTACCATCCACCGCCCGGCCTGTTTGGTCGCGTACACCAGGCCAGTCCGGCACCAGCGGCGCACCGTCGAGACCGACACGCCCGCCTCCTCTGCCGCCTCGGCCGCGGTGAGAACCTCCTCCTCGTCTTCCTCGTCGTCCTCGACATCGCCGAGTTCGCCGTCGAGCTCGTCTCGGCGCGCCGCCACCGCCTCGATGAACTCGTCATCGACGGGCCGCACGCTGACGATTCGAGACGGGAAGACCAGGATCTCCCCGAGCTCTGCGTCGTGGCCTTCCTCGTCGGAGTACTCGCCCTCCAGCTCCACCAGCACCGTGTCGGTGAAGTCAGCGCCCGTGTGGGCGAGGTAGTTGACAAGGGCTTCCTCGTCTCTGCAGACCGAGACGCCGTGGCGCACGTCCTCGACGAGGTGTTCGCCGTAGCAGCGCCGCCATTCGGGTTCGCTGCGGTTCCAGTCGTCGTCGCAGCAGTCGATGCAGCCGCGGCAGTCGCGGAGGGTGTCGCCGTTCCAGGCGGAGGATCGCCAGTTCTCTGGGTCGAGGAGGGTCTGGGGGTCGCGGCTAGCGGGGTGGAGGCGGATCATGGCGGCTCCTTTCTGCACTACCAATAGTGTATATCACTCTACATAAATTGTGTAGTGCGGTATGCGAAATTTTTTGGGGGAACCAGAAGCGACCGGGGCTACCCACCCCGGCCGCTCCCACACCAGCCCATCAACCCCGCTCGTACCCGCTCGCTTCCAGGTAGATCACGTAATCGCGCACCCATTCCTCGCGCTCACCGGGTGTGGCCTCGGACCCGACCACAACGCGAGCGTCCACCAGGCTCATGGCCCCGGCACTGCTGGACGCGTAGGAATACGCCCACACCTCCCGGCCGTTGTCGCGGAGCTCCACGGCCTCCTGCCCTTCCTCCTCGGCCTCCCGCACCCACGTGGTGATCCGAGACGCGTACACGCGCCCCTCCCACCACGACAGGACGTAGAGCTCCCCCTCTGCGTCCTCAAGGATCGGGGCGCCGTTGTACGCCTCACCGACCCGCTCCGTCTCGAACCCGTGGCTGGCAGCCACGGATCCCCACGCCTCGATCCACGCCTCGGGATCGGCGCGGTCGTCGCAGTCTGCGGTCACGTCCAGAAGGCTGGTGACCGCAGCGGGAATGTCTTCAGCCGTCTGGCCGGGGTAGATCAGGCGCAACCCCGACACGCGCTCAGCAACACGGGCGGCCATCCTGCGGTGCCAAGCGGCCGGCAAGTCGTCGTCCGGGTACAGGCCCCGGTGGGGGTCGTCCGCGGCGCAGGCGTCGAGTTCCTCGTCGTTTCGGTAGGTGACCAGCAGCCTCTCAGGGCTGTTCTCGAGGCGTTCTGCGATCCAGGCCACCGTGGCTTCGGTGTCCTCGGCCAGCCAGCGCATCCAGCGGCTGATGCGTTCGGGCACCGGGTATTTTCCGCTGTCCCAGTGCCGCACCGATCTGTCGGAGACTCCGAAGCGGCGAGCGAGCCATTCCCCGGGGATTCCGAGGTGTTCCCGGAGCGTCTTGAATTCTGCTGCGGTCAGCATTGTTTTCTCCTTCACAAAGGGAAAAAAAGGGGGGAGGCCAGCCGCGGCGCCGACCTCCCCGAGCCATTCCGTCAGCCCCTGGTGACGGGGGCGTGGGCGTTGCTGTCTGCGATCTCCCAGGGGCCGGCGGTCTTCCAGCCGTGCTCGGCGAGCACGGCTTCGGCGGCGGTCAGCGCCTGGTCGATGACGTCGTCGGCGTCCGTGGGCACGGGGATCGTCCATCCGGTGATCTTGCCACCGAGGGCGTAGACGACCTCGCCGTCGACCTCCCCGATCTGCTCGCGGCGCAGCACCTCCACGACGCTGCGACCGTTGTCGGCGACGTCGTCGGTCAACGCGACCGAGACGGTGTAGTCCCCGGTCTCGTCGATGAGGCCGAGGCCGTAGGCCTCGTTGATGGTGGCGGCGAAAAGCTCGGCGAGCCGATCGCTCCTGTGGTTGGCCATGAAGGTGATCATGTCGCGGTAGGTCGCGAGGACTGTCATGCCGAAGTGCTCGGCAACGGTCTCGGGAACGACGAAGATGGTGTTTTTGGCTTCCGCGATGACGGGCATCGCTTCGTAGCGGGCTTCGATGAGCTGGTAGACGTGCTCGACGGTGACGACAGCAGTCGTGCGCATAGCCGGTTCCTTCCGGTCGGGCCCTGGGGCTGTTCCCCGGGGCGGTGGTCTGGGGCGGCTCCCCCGACTAACACCACTATAACTTCCTAAGCCGGAAGCGGCAAGTGTCAACAAAAATTCCCCGCCACCACCACGGTGACGGGGAAAACAGCCCCGGGGCGCCCCTCAGCCACCCCGGGACCCCTCGCCGCGCTGCCGCATAGGGGACAGGGGGCTGCGCGACTTCCCCTCCTCCTCTTCCTGCCGCAGCCTGGCCCTCAGCTCATCCTGCCTCCTCTGCTCCGCGCCCAGCCTCGCCAGGAACGTATCGTGGTCCCATGCGGAGACCACACACGTCAGGCCCGCCTCCGCCTCCCACTCCTCCAGCGGGTCGATTCGCCACGCCACCCACCGTCCCCCCTCCGGGCGGTGGAGTTCGTAGCTGATCCGCCACTGGTAGAACGAGCACCGGATGCGGTCGAGGCGCTCACGCATCTGCTGGGGGTCATCTGCGGCCATACCCCCCACGCTAGATGGCCTTACCTTTCCGGTACAGACATGTTCCGTGGCAGTTAGCCCCGCCTCGGCGGACCACGCGAAGAGTCCTCCCAACGGGAAAGCCCCCGACCATCGTGGTCGGGGGCTCAGTGGCCTGTGTCAGGCGCGGGCGACGGGCGCGTACACCGCGTCACTCCTCGGCGTCGCCGTTCCCGGTGAGGTCGAGGGCCTCGTTGATCTCGGCGGCGAACTGTTCGGCGAGGGTGTCGTTCAGGTCCTCACCGTCGGTGTACTCGTGGAGGACGGCGGCGTCGGTGAGGATCGTCGCGCCGCGCTCGGTGGCGGTGCACTGCGGGTAGATCACAATCTCGCCGTCGGTGTCGATGGCGAGGACGGGCAGGTCGCTGAAGTCAGCGTCGGCGAGAGCGTAGACGTGGTCGGCGGTGACGAAGTTCATGGTCCACTCCTTCCGGTCGGGCCCTGGGGCTGTTCCCCGGGGCGGCGGGTCTGGGGCCGTTCCCCTGACCTCGTGGCACCGAGTTTAGCTTCCGATTCCGGAAGCGTCAAGTGGGGGTTGGGAAATTTTCTCCCGACTCTCCACCGCTGCCCACCAGTGCGACTACAGACACGTTCCACGACAGCTAACCCCGCCTGAACAGGCCCATCAACGCACGCTGCTCTGTGGTGAGAGCACGTTTCCGACGCCGCACCACCCTCTCCAACGTCTCCCGAGCCATCCGCTGATGCCGCAGCCACGTCGGCGCCTCCCGACGCAGCTCAGCCAGAACTCGTATCGCCTCACTATCCCGCCGCATCCGCGCATACGCCTCCGCCACATCCAGGCGATGCCGGTGCCACGAGTCCGACGAGGTCAACCGCGACTCCGACGGCAGCCGACCAGCCATCTCCAACACCCGGTCAGGCCGATCCGCAACCAGCTCCGCCTCGATACTTCGCAGCTCCACGGTGAGCGGACCGAACGACCCCCAGCTCCGCAGCTCGTGGTAGCGGTCACGCCCAATCCGAGCCGCAGCCACGCGCGCCAGCCCGAGCGCCTCAGCGGACACATCAGGCCGGTTGTTGCGGGCCGCCGCAGCAGAGACTCGCAGCAGCAGGTATCCCCAGGAGGACAGGTGGTCCACGGTCGCGGTGGACAGGCGCGGCTCAACACGGTCTGCAGTCAGCGCAGCCAGCCGTTCGGCCTCGTCGAACCGGCCCTGGCGGATCAGCACCCAGGCCTGACCGACCACGCAGGACACGGAGACCATCTCATCGCCGGATGCGGCAGCGTCCCGTGTCGCGTCCGCCAGCGCCAGATGCGCCAGATCATAGGCACGCACCTGGGTGAGGTAGCGGGCGGCGATCTGCAGTGCCACAGACCGCAGTCGGCGCGCCTCAGCCTCGCGCGGGGTGTGGGCGTGGTGAGCTACGGCAGTGTGAGCGCTGCGGATCAGCCCTGGCAGAATCTCCGCGAGGTCGGTGTACCGGTCGCCGTGGTAGGCAGCGTCTAGACGGATGAGGGCGTCTTTGAGAGCGGGCAGGTCGGGGGGTTCAGTGTCGTCGCACAGCGGGTCTCCATCCACGGTGATGGGCGGGGAGATGGTGCGGCGCAGGTCGAGCAGGTCGAGTTTGCCGTCATCGCCGTGTTCCAGCAGTCGAGGGCGGCTGGAGATGAGGCTGCCAGTGGTTGTGTTAAGGGCACGGGCGATGCGGTGGAGGGTGTCCATGCGCGCGGTACCGCCCTGCTCGAGCTTTTTGATGGTGTTGGGGTGCATGCCCGCCTTTTCGGCGAGGCCCTCTTGGGTGAAGCCGTGGAGCATGCGGTATTCGCGGATGCGGTCTCCGATATGCTGCATGAGTATGGCCCTGCCTTTCCAGGGGGTGTGGTTGTTACCAGGATAGGCAGGGCCTCGTTTCGTATGGCCGGGTTTGAGGATGATGGCGTATCCGTCGTCCTCGCGCGTAGGGACCCCACCTGGCCGGGGGTTTGTAGGCGGCCGAGTATTCCCCGTTAAAACCACCCCCGAAGGGGGGTGCGATAATAGATCCGCCTTCCGTCTGGCGACATACTCCACGGGCGGGGTGGTGGTGCGCGGTCCACCACCCCCCTTTTTTTCTTTTCTTCCTCTCTGTCTGCTCTAACCGCGCCCTACCGGTGCAGATTCGCGCAGCGCGAATAGTGGAACTGGCAGGCCAAACTTACCTCCCCCAACGGCCCGCCACGGTTTTTCGCCACATTGATGATCGTTTCCCCGGACCGTTCATGCTCCAGGTCATCCACATGCGGCGTAGCCACCGTCAGCACAATATTCGGGTCTTTTTCCAACGCGCTGGACTCAGCCAGATCCGACAACCTCGGCACCCCGTTCTCCCGATCCGCGGACTCCCTACGCGCCTGCGCCAACGCCACCACCACGATCTTCTTCGTCTTCGCGAGGATCTTCAGCCCCCGCGACAGCGCCGCGATCCGCAGATCCCTCCGCTCCGCCGGAGCGGTGTCCATCAGCTGGATGTAGTCCACCACCACCAAATGCGGCAGCCGGCCTTGCCGCTCCATCGCGTTCACCCGGGCCTTGATCCGAGCCAGTGAACAGTCGGCGGCCTCATCAATCGTGATGTCCATGTCAGCAGCACGCCCCACATAGTCGGCGAGCCTCCGCCACTGGTCATCAGTGAGGTCAGCACCGTTCGGGCCAGGAGTGAGCTGGGTGGTGGCGATACCGGTTTCCGCCGCCGCCAGCTTGATGTCCAGCTCGTCTCGGGTCATCTCCAGCGAATGGAACAGCACCCGCTTCCCTTTCTTGGCGGCGTGCCGCATGATGTCCAACGCGATCGTGGTCTTGCCGTGCCCAGGACGGCCCGCGATCACCACCAGCTGGCCCGGCGCGAACCCCCCACCCACCAGCTTGTCCGCGAGATCCGCATACGGCACAGGGATCACGTCAGCCACGGCGTCGCCGCGCTCCAGCCGGTCCAAAAACCCGGCGAGCCCATCCGCCAGGGTGGTGACCTCGGGGTCGTGCGCGCTACCAGTCCGCGCGATGCTGTCGACCTCATCCCGGGCCCGCTCCACCAGGTCGTCCACGTCCGCGCCCGGGGTGGCCTGCTGGCCGAACTGGGTGATGCGCGCCCCAGCCTGGATCAGCCGGCGCAGCACGGCCTTTTCCGCGATGATGCGCGCATAGTGGCCCACCGTCGCCCCGACCGCGGCCTGCTCCACCAGAGTGTGCAGGTAGGGGGCGCCGCCGGTACGGGTGTGATCACCGGTCTTCGCGAGCCGGTCGTGCAGGGTGATCGCGTCCAACGGTTGGTCAGCGTCCGCGAGAGCGGTCAGGTGATCGAGAAGAACCGCATGGGCAGGCCGATACCAGGTGGCGGGGGGCGCGAGCTCGAGGACCTCACCAAGAAGTTCATGAGCGCGCCGCCGGTCGGGGGCGGTGAGGATCGCGCCGAGCACGGCCTGTTCAGCGGCGAGGTCATGTGGGGGTTCGGTGCGTGCAGGGGCGATGGGTGTGAGTGTCATAATGGTAGAGCGTTCCTTTCTGTGGAATGGGGCGGCAGCACCTGTTTGGCGGCAGGCTGCCGCCCCTTCTTCGTTTCTCGGGTTTTAGGAGTGGCCGGCGCAGAGGTCAGCGAGGTCGGGCCGCTCATCGGGGCCTACGCGTTTGAGCTCGGCGAGAAGCGGCTCGACGTCGCCGGTTGCCGCGGCGATGGCGCACATGCGGCAGGGGAGGGTTTTGCGGCGGTGGATGCCGCATCCCGGGCCTTGGTGGGTGGTTTGTGCGCGGATGTGGGCGAGGTCGTGCCGGAGGGTGTCGGGGTCGCGGCCGTCGAGCCACTTGTCGATGCGGGCGATCGTGGTGCCGCGCTGGGTGGCCTGGTTGCGGATGTGGGTGATGACGGCGCGGGCTTCGTCCTCGGTAGGGGAATGGTCGGCGAGGCGATCGAGGACGACGCGGATGGCGCGGGTTTCCGGGGTTTCCGCCCTCTTGGTGCACGTCGTGCACTTTCGCTGGTCAACCATGGTGCACGTGGTGCACCTTTGCTGGTCAGAAGAACACCCCTTCTGACCCTTGGTGTTGTTCTTCTCTTCCTCCTCGCTGCGCCGAGGTCGAGGCGGCGCCGCAGCTTCCGCGCGCGCGGGAAGAAGAGGAAGACCTTCGTCTTGTTCGACCTTCGTATTGTTCCACCCCGGTTTTCGGGGGTACGTACCCCGGGATTCTGGGGTACGTACCCCGCTTTTCCGGGGTACGGCGCGACCTGCGGTTTTTCCGGACTGTCCGGCGCGCGCCTGCTTCTCCCGCTCCCGCCGCTCGTTGATCGTCGCGCGCACCTCCTTGGCTGCCCGGCTCATGGCCTTCGGGTCGCTGGCGATCTCCTTGAGCGGGGCCAGGAGGTCTCCGAGCCCGTTCGCCGCCGGAGTGCCGGGCGGCGGGTTGAACCGGATGGCGTAGGTGTTCCGCGCCTTCATGCCGCCGATGGTGGTGGAGCGTTTGCGGATGACGTCGGCCTGGATGAGTTCGTCGAGGTAGGGGGTGACGGATTCGCCCTTGGAGAGGCCGAGGATGACGGCGAGCAGGTTGAGTGAGGGCCACACCTCGGTGTCGCCGGTGTTGCGGCGTCCTTGGTGCACGAATGCGGCGAGGACGGTGTAGAGGTGCCGCGCTGTGGGGGAGATGTCGTGGCGGAAGATGAGCCAGTGTCCGACCTGGGTGAAGGTGGGCTGGTCGAGGGCTTCCAGTTCGATGACGTCGCTCACTTGGACGCCCCCTGGACGAACTCGGCGGCCTTGGCTGCGACGGTCTGGGCTGGGTTTCGGTGGCCGAAGTCGAAGTGGGTGATCTTGGGGTGAAGGGTGATCCAGTCGGGGATGGGGGTGCCCGGCTGGGGGGAAGAGTGAGGGTCGTGCCCGAGCTTGGGCACGATGGGGTTAGGCTTATGCATAGCCTGCCTCCTGGGGTAGTCAGGTAGGTGGGTCAGAGCCCGTCGTGGTGTTCCCAGCACCCGGCGGGCTCGCGTTTTATGAGGTTATTGCAGCTAGTTTACCGCGTGAGGCCGTGCCACCAGGGGCACCGACTCGGTGCA